AGTGGTGGGACTGGCGTGGTATCCATCAGATCATCAGTGGAGCGGTTGTTAATCTGCTGCTCAGTGGGCGCGGCCCGCTGCGGCTGTTTGTGCCGGACGCCAATCGAGACGATGAAACGGGCGACGTCCCCACCACGCCGCTGCCTGATGCGGTCTGGTATGTGTGGGGCGAGGCGCTGTCACCGGCACAGGCGACCGTGTTTACCGATACCAACACAATGGCCGACGGCGGCGTGTATCAGTATACGCCTGTTGACCTGGCCGGGCAGCAACAGACACAGGTTACCGAACTCACCTACCTCGACAATGACGGGCAGACGGTGCTGCGGGTGCTCCAGGGCAGCACCGAGGCCGACACCCGACTCCCGCTGGACGGGGGGCTGCTGCTGTACGAGATGGAAGCCGAGCCGCTGATTGGCGAGCAGGTCAGGCAGCAGCAGAAGCTGCTCAACCTGGCGCGCACAATGCTGGCGCGCAATGTGGTCGTCGGCGGTTTCCTGGAGCGCGTGTTCCTGAATGCGCAAATGCCTGGGACGTGGAGCCGAGACGACAGCACCGGGCAGGAAACCTTCACCGCTGAGCAGCCGATCATCGGCCCCGGAACCACCAATTACGCGGTCGGTGTGCCGGTATTCGACGAGGCTGGCAACGTGACGGGCTACACCACGCCCAGTGTCCAGTATCGTGACCCGGTGCCGGTTACTACGTTTGAGGAGACGTCTCGTAGCGCCTATCGCGGCATCCTGGAAGAGACGCGCCAGCTACACGCGCTGCTCTCTGGCGACGCGGCCCCATCGGGCGAGAGCCGACGGCAGGCGCTGTTTGATTTTGTGCTGAGCCTGCAAGGCACCGCCACCGAAATTGAGGAGGCACTACGCTGGCTGCTGGAAACAACACTCAATCTGGCGGCAACGTTCGCGGGCGAGCCAGCGCGCTTCACCGGGCTGCGCGCCTCAGTCACTTGCCAGATTGACGCGGGGCCGATCAGCGAGGCCGACATGCGCGCCCTGGTAGATGTTGTGGGAGCGCGGCTGATGAGCCGCCGCACGGCAATGGCGCGCCTGGGCGTGGACGATGTGGATAGTGAGCAGCAGCAGATTGAGCAGGAGCAGGAGCAGGAGCGCGAACAAGCCCGGATGAGTCTGGGCGAGGCAATGTTACAGTTTGACCGGGGAGGGAACAATGGCAGATAGTTTTTACATTGTCGGGCGCAGCACGAGCTACGAACTGCCCGTCAAGCTCACGGATAGCGGTGAGACCATCGACGGCACAACACCGCTCTACACTATCGGCGCGGGGCTGAATGCCGACGCCCGAACCGGGGCGCTCGCCAGCATCGAGATCACGCTGTCCGGCACGCCGGGCACGGTCACCACGGTCACAATCCCTGACACGGCGCGGGGAGTGCGGCTGTACCCACGGAGCAACGCGATCCGCTTTGCGATTGGCGAAGACCCGGCGGCGGTGGCAACCAGCAGCAGCACGACCATCGCAGCGACGGCGCTGGCTGTCGGTGGTATTGCGAAGCCCGACCAGTGGGAGGTCAGGCTCCTGGAGGCAGGCACAGGCCGCACCGTGCGACTACGCAGTACAACGGCATCGGTTGTGGTTGACCTGGAGGTGTTTTAGAATGCGCGGCCTGCCAGCATACGGCGTGCAACGTCGCGCAAACAGCCTGGGCGTGCTGCGCCAGCGTGATACTGGCGGCAGTTCATCATCGCCCCTGCTCACCGACCTCGCTGCCTACTGGAAGCTGGACGACCTTACGTGGCTAGATAGTGTTGGCAGTGCCAATCTGACCAATAACGGTAGTGTCACGGTGGGTACGCCAAAACTCGGCGCGGGAAGCGCGGAGTTTGATGGGAGCAACTATCTTAGCGCTACCAGTACATCCGATCTGCAGTCTGGTGCTGCATTTACCATTGCGTGCTGGGTAAAACCAGTAATTTTATCAGGTTCACGGGGTATCGTGTATAAAGGTGGTGCATCCTCATCATCTACTATCGAATATCTACTAACTATCATCTCGGGGGATGTCTGGTTTTTTGTTAATAGTGACACTTCTTCTGCGCGCGTTTCAGGTATCACTACGACGGAGTGGTGGTTTATTGTTGCGTATTATGATGGGCAGCCAAACATAAGAATACAATCAGAAAGTGGCACATTGCTAACTGACACTGGCCCCACTATTACTCAAAGCCCAACAACAAACCCCTTTGAAATAGGTAGGTATCGGGGGGCCAACTATTACGATGGATTGATAGACGAAATCGGCATCTGGAAACGGTTGTTCACATCTGGCGAAATTAGCGACCTGTATAACGGCGGCTCTGGATTGAGTTATCCATTTAGTTAAGAAAGGGTAAAGTAATGCCATTATCAGACGGACTGGAATGCTATTATCGGTTGGGACAGGCAGAACAAAACGAACAGGAAAAGATGGCTTATATCGAAGAGCATATGGCCTGGACGGGGCCAGAAACCGTGGACAGCACACCTATTCGGTATCGCGGTTTCCTCGTTGAAATTACTGATGCTCAGTTTTTGAAACTGTGGGCTGCTGAAAAATGCCGGGATTATCCATTTAATTGATAAGGAGAAATTGAATTATGGCGGTGACCTATATCAAAGTAGACGTATCGAAGCGATTGGGCGCGGACTTGCGGCAAACGGTGGTACACGGCGCGCAGTTTGACGAGCGCCTGCACCGACTGAAGGACGTGATGGATACAATGATCGATGGCACCGACTACACCCGCCTGGAAGCCGAGTTCGGTGTGCCAACAGGCCAGGGTGAGACGGTTTATAACCTCGTAGCGGGCGCGGCGACAGACGTGAGTGGTACGAATATCACGCAGTTGTTGATCAGACTGGGGTAGTTAGATGGCAGCAGAATGCAGAAAGGTGTAGACGATGGAGATGGAGCTGAAGTTGGGACTTATTCACATAGAGAAGCAGGAAATCTGGGATCCGCTAGGGGTTGCAAAAGCGCACCGCGAGGCATTGAACGAGATTGTAGCCAGGGAGCTGGGATGGCACTGCTGCATTACTCCGCAAGAGCGCAGTGAGTTATGGAACGACGGCAAAGGGACTGACCATCCCAACGTCATTGAAGGGGAATACCACGTCGTTGTTGATCAGACTGGTAGCAGGGATGACCACCGCCGAGCTTGACCAATTGATAGCCCGCCACCGCGCTGCGCTGTTGCAGCGTGATACGGCTACGCTCATACAAATGGCCGAGCGCTGGCAACAGGTTGAACAGGCGCTCCAGGGTAACATTGACGCGCTCATTGCTGACATTCGCCAGCGCGGCTGGACAACCGTCTCACCGTCCCGGTTAGCACGGCTGGAGCGCTACCAGCAACTGTTGCAGCAGACACAGGCGCAGGTGGCCGCGTACGCGCAGGCCACCGCGCCCACGTTGGCGGCGACCCAGGCAAGCTATGCGCAACTGGCGCTATTCAATGCCTCGGAGGTGCTCAGTATTGGCGCGCCGGGCATCTCGCTCAGTTCGCTCAATGTGCAGGCGGTTGAGGCGAGTATCGGTTTTGCCGCCGATGGCAGCCCGCTGGCGCGGCTGTTGAGCGACACATGGCCGGACGCCGCTGACGGCATGACCCGCGAACTCGTGAACGGCATTACCCGAGGCAGCAATCCGCGCATCATCGCCCGCCAGATGCAGCAGGCCACGGGTGCCAGTCTCACGCGCTGTCAGACGATAGCCCGCACGGAAACGCTGCGCAGCTACCGCGAGGGCACCAGGCAATCGTATGAGGAAAGCGGCGTGGTGAGCGCGTACGAGCGATTGGAGTCGCAAGACTCGCGCACCTGCCCTGCCTGCCTTGCCGCTGATGGGACGCTGTACGCGCTTGATCAGCCGTTCTTTGACCATCCGAATGGGCGCGGCACGCTCATCCCGGTCATTGATGGCGAGCGCATCCCGCGCGAGACGGCGCGGGAATGGTTTGAGCGCCAGTCCGCTGCGGCCCAGCGGGCGCAGCTCGGGCCGCAGCGCTATGACCTCTGGCAGGCCGGGCGGGTGGAGTTTGGGCAGTTTGCCACGGTGACCGAAGACCCGACCTGGGGCCGGTCGTTGCAGGTGACGCCCGTTCGGGCGCTGGAGGGGGCGTAATGTACATTGACCTGGCAACCCTGAAAAATCTGCGCCGTCTGTTGTCGGGGGCGCTGCGCATGCTCGATACCTGGATTGCCCAGGCCGAACAGGAGCAGGAGCAGCAGCGTATTGCATCCTGATGGGTGATTGTGCTATAATTCGGGTAATGGTAGGCACCCTCTGAAATAATGCAGCCAGATACAGACGCTCTGGCGGCTAACCAGGTGAGGGAGTATGGGGTCAATCAGGAACCCGCCTGACGTATGTCAGGAGATAAAGGTGCAAATCCTTTTGCGCCCACCAATATCGATATTGATGAGGCGATACCTGCCCTTTGGTGTGGCATGACAGCCGGGAGAGACCGGCACACCAACGAAAGACCTATTTGCCCATCGGCACTAGCCCATCGGCATCTGTCTCCCAGGGGGAGCGGGTGCCGATTTTTTATATCTACACGACAAGGAGCGTGACGAATGTTTTTGAAACTCATACTCGGCACCATACCGCTGCTGTGGCTTATCCTGACCAGCGACAACACCGGCGGCGGGAGCGGTGGCAATGATGGCAGTGGTTCTCAAGGCCAGAACCCGCAGACCCCTCCACAGGGTGGTGGGCAGGACTGGCAGCAGGCGCTCAACAACCTGATCCAGCGCCAGGGCGGCGAGGGGGCGGCAGCAACTCTGCTCTTTAACGAGAACCGCGAGCACCGCCAGCGCATCCGTGAGCTTGAGCAGCGTGTTCCAGGGGAAGGCGCCGTTGTGCTCACGAGCGATCAGGCTCAGGCGTGGCAGACCTATAGCCAGCTTGGCAACCCGGCAGAGGTGCAGCAGCGCCTGACCGCCGCCGAGCAGGCCCAGAACGAACTCGCCGGGTTGCGCCGTGCCGAGCATGTGCGCAGCGTGGCCGAGGTCGCAGGCTACAAACCAGGCGTGCTACAAAAGCTTGCGGACGGCCTGACATTGGAACTGCGCGAGCAGCAGGTTGACGGACAGACGGCCAGGGTGCCGTATGTGGTCACGGGCGAAGGCCAGCAGCAGCAGGCCACCCCGCTCGTTGACTACGCTGCCGAGCACTGGGCCGACTTTCTTCCCGCACTGCAGGCAGGCCAGCAGGGCCAGCCACGGCAACAGGCGCAGGGCGTCACCTATCCCCGCCAGCAAGGCAACGGCGGGCAGCCAGCCAGTAACTACGTGGGCAGCTATTTTGAGCGCGCCTACGGCAAAAAGGAGCAATAATGGGATACACATCATATAACATTTCGCTGCCGCAGTTTGTCGCCGATCCGCATTCGATCACGCGCAACACGGGGCGGCAGATTGACTGGAGCCTGGTGCCACTGAGCTACGCGCCGGGCACCGACTACACGATTACTGTTGACGATGCCAGCGCCGACGCGGGCGATACCACAGTTGGGGTAGCCGCGCTGCCGGTGGCGCTGCCAGCGGGCACGGTGCTGGATTTTGGCAGCTACGACGCAGCAACAGTCACTATTAACGACGCATCCATTGCCGCAGGCGATACCAGCATCACCATTGCCTCGTTCACCGGGCTCATCCCGTCGGGTACGCTGCTGGATTTTGGTACGGGCGCGGGCGGCAATCAGCAGACGGTCAAGTTGGCGGCTGACCTGGACGGCACCAGCAGCGCAGTTACCACAATGACCGTGGTTGAGGTGGCTGCATCGATTGACGACGCCAGCACCGCAACGTTTCCCGGCGGCGACATCCAGGCGAAACTGACCGCCGCTGCCGCTGCCGCTGCTACCAGTATCACGGTAGAGCCGCTGCCGTTTGGTATCGCTGACGCCTCAACCGCAACCTACACCCAGAACAGCGGCGGCGTTGGCAAGCGCGCCATCAAAGCAGGCACCGTGATGTGTGCGCTCAGCAGCGGACTGATCGTGCCACGCGCCAATCGCCCCGGCTCCGAAACAGCTATCGGCCTGCTCGCTACCGAGGCGCTGGAGGATAGCCAGGCAGCGAGCCTGAGCGGCTACGGCGTCATCATCGGCGGCGTGGTCTACGAAAACCTGCTGCCAGAACAGTCGGGCGGCACGATCAGCGCAACGTACAAAACCGAATTGCAAACCGCCGGGGTGGGCACAGGCTTTGCCTTCCTGACCTATGGCGATGACCGGGAGGCATAACGATGATCCTCAATCTCTCAGCCGCGCTTGATACGCTCAGGCGCTCGCAACCTGATGCAATGTGGCAGATTGCTAATGCCAGCCCGGCCAACGTGGCAGGCAACTACCTGCTACTGGGCCTGATGCCCGAAATGATGAAGCCCAGCTATGAGGCCCGCATCAACAATATGATTATCCGCGCCACGATGGCGGGCCTGGCCGGAATGGACAGCCCCTATCCGCCCGGCGGCGCGATGCAACTGCGCACGTTTTTGGAGGAGAGTGCCAAAATTGCCAACGAGGTGCTCCTCAGCGAGCAGGCGCAGCGCGAAATGCAGCAGATTGTCATGATGATGATGGTCAACAACGAGCCGACCCAGGAGTATCTGGTTGGGTCGGTGCTCAACTTCGCAGACAAAATCATTGCCCAGGCGCATTTCGATACGATGGAATGGTTACGCGGCCAGGCGCTCAGTTACGGCGCGATTGACTGGACGTTCAATAGCAAAAATCTCGGGATCGATTACGGCATTCCAGCGAGCAACAAACTGACCAGCCGCAGCGGCACCAGCGCGTACAACAGCACCGCTAGCAAGTTTTGGGATGATACCAGGGACGCTCGCAAGCTGCTGCGCAAGTACGGCGCAGTGCGCTTTATCTGCAACCCGAATACCGCCGATGCTATCCGCTACAACAGCGCCAATCGCGCCGTAGCAACTGAGGCGGTGGAGGCCACGGCCAGCGGGATCGGCTCGGTCACGCTGCGGCGGTTGGCTACTGATGACGCGCAATTCAGCGCCGATGTTGACGACACCATCCGACTGGAAACTTACGCCCGGCAAGGCGAGGTCATCGATACGGACAATCCTGGTGCAACCGAGGTGGTGTCGTTCATCCCCGATGGCAAGGTCATCGCAGTATCGACTGGTGCCAATAATTTCTACACCATTGGCGATGGTTCAACCCCGCTGCCCATCGAAGCGCTCGGTTACACGCACATCAGCCCCACTATCGAGGGCGGGGGCCGGATGGGGCGCTGGATTGATGTGTACACGCCACCGGAGCGACCCTACGAGGTGCGCGGGCGCGGTGTGACCAACGGCCTGCCAGTCATCACCGAACCGGAGCGCGTGGTCATTTTGACCAGTACAATCAGTTAGGAGTAGCCAGATGGCTGCGACGTTCGATGACACGCTGCCCACCGACAAGGATTGGATACGGGCAGCGCTGGGCGATACCGATACCGCTCATGCATGGCTCAGTGACGAGCGGATCAATGCCGTGCTGGCTGCTGCGGCCAATGACCGCAGGGTGGCGACGCTGCAGCTCTGTGAGCAACTCATCACGCTGGCCAGCCAGGAGCCGGTGGAGGTATCGATATCGGGTCTGTCGGTAGATTACAGCGCGCAGATTGCAGCGTGGAAAGACCTCGCCAATCGGTTGCGCGCTGACATCGCCGCCGATCAGCCAGGAACGAAGAGCACGCGGGCAAGCAGTCAGAGCATCAGGCACAAGGTGAGCTGGTAATGACGACGCGCCCGCTGCTGACCGACCGCACGAAGGCAAAGCTGCGCGCCGTGGTTGAGCGACTGCCGCAGGTCGATGTGGAACTTCGGCGCGGCAGCACCACCCTGGCGGCACAGCAGTTCTACCTTGCGCCAGTATCGCAGGCCAGCACGGAGCGCACCACCGACGGCGGGCGCGCACATCGGGCCGACCTGAAATTGTATGGCGCACTCACAACCGATATCCGGGTCGGGGATCGGGCAACAGTAAACAGTACATTGATGCGCGTGATATTCACCGACATACTCAGTGATGTATTTGCGTATGCGGAACTGGAAGCGGTGCAGTAATGGGCATCAAATGGGAACAGAAACCGACAAGCCTGCCAGTTGCGCGCTACGGGCGCAACCTGGAGAAACAGGTCAAACGCGAGGCCACCACAGTGGTGCTGCAAATGGAAGGCTACGCGAAGGTGAACCGACCCTGGGAAGACGACACGGGCGCGGCGCGCGCGGGGTTGCGCGGCTTCATCGAAGAGCAAGCCAACGCAATTCTCCTGGTCATTGCCCACAGCGTCGATTACGGCATCTACCTGGAACTGGCGGGCGGCGGACGCTTCAAGGCGCTGCTGGCGCTCGTGCGGGCCAACCCCGCTGCGCTGGAGACGGTGCAGGCCGGGCGCTACGCCATCCTGTGGCCCACCGTGCAGCACCACATTCCGATACTGAAGCAGCGGTTGCAGGCGCTTGGATTGCGGTGGGATCGATGAGGCTGGCACTCCTCAACCTGTTGCAGGG